AAGTCAAAGGACAAATTGTAGTAGATATTGCGAGCAGCAGGTACATCTTATTGAGTATGATTGAAGACATAGCTGCTATGGCAAAACCTCAAAGCAGTTTAGGTCTGATACTAGCACTGATTGTGAGTTACTTGGATAGAGAGGTGCTATTAGATGCGGCAGAGGAACTGTTTCAATTAGCTAAGCACACAGTAGAGAATGGAGACATTGAGTTATCAGTTCCTGATTCAGTGCTAGTCAAGACGAGCGTAGAGGATATTGACCCAGACACAGATCCCGATCCAGTGGAATCTTTGGAACTATCCTCCAGGATCATAGCATTCGATGCGACAGACGCTTCAATGTTGACCAAAGTCCAGAAAGCCATAGAATACCGGCAGAGGATATGTCAACAGTATGGTGATCCTTCTGTGACTGCTAGTCCCTACGGCTCTGACATATACCAATGTGCAAAATCGACGTTTTCTGAGTTGAAAAGATTGGGATGTTTGTCAAGTGGAGCCAGAGTGTTTGATGCTACTGCGGGGAGAGGAGAATGTAGGATGGCACTAGAGGAGCTTAACATCCCGGTGGTGTCTTACAACCGGAAAGACCCATATAGCCTCGTTAGACATTATGGTGGGATCAACTACATTGATGATTATGACGTTGCATCAGACTATCTAAGGCCTGAAATCTCAGCATTCTGCATCAATTCCCAAGATACTGGGTCTATGGTCCTCTACGACGTGTCACATCTCGGAGCTTTGCAATCTGCGTTCTCTGATCGGATGTTGGATACTCTAGCAGTGGCTGATATGTGCATGGTCAGATATGCTGCCATTAGCAAGAACTTGAAGGTGATATCTGAGAATTCTTACAAGCTAGGGTTTAGAAGTTACTTGATTACAGTTCAATCAGGCTCATGCGCATCTCCTACGATCTATGTCCTTTATAGCAAGAGTGGAAAGTGGAGCAAAAAGCTCCCAACCCCTGCAGAGCACAGAATGAGTGCAAATTACCTGATGATGGAAGCAATCTCTGTACTCAAAGCTGGCGTGAATTCGAGATTTGACCATGGTCCAAGGTATAATAGTGTGATCGAAAACTTAGGGGGGTATGGAACTGCGGTAATCAATTTGGAAGAAAAGATAGAAGCTGTGGTTAGAGGAAGCCAATCAAAGTATGTCATTACTTTGAGCTCCAACATGAAAGCAATGAATGTCGCTCCGATATACAGGCGCCTCAAGACCAAGTTGATAGAGCTTGGATGTAGAGAGGGGATTCATGTTTACGAAAGGGTCGGAAATTGGAATCAATTCTTTGAAGAGTTTGAGATAATGAGGACTAGGGAAGAAGAGACGAAGTTTAGCTCTAGCGATGATGATATTGATGTCATCTGGGTGGACTTATCAGCGATTGACAACAACATTCTCAGAGTTTTGCGCAAGTTCCACCACTCGTCCAGATGGAGACGGATCTGTCAAGCACTTCTCATGACTGATGTTTTGGACCTCAAGTTACTAGGAGAGAAGAACTCTGACTATTACGGTAGGACTTGGGAATCCAATGTCCCCACTGGCAGAAGGGAAAATCAGCGTACGCAGAGCTTAGGTGATGCATTGGTACTATTGGCAGTGGATGCCATTGCAAGGAATAGTTTGCTGCATCAGAAGGTTTTGGCAAAAGCACTAGCAACATCGGCAATCAATTCCAAGAAAGCAAGAGAGCTCCAACATTTCAGGAGATTGATGTCGTGTTTGTATGAGCCTATGTGTAGATTGTTGAATCGGAAGACTCTCTC